TACCTATACCTAAAGTAATATTGCCAGAAGTTGTTATTGGTGATCCTGATATTGTAAACTCTGATCCTGCTTGTGCAATGCCAACTTGTGTAACCGTGCCACCAGAAGATGGGGTTACTTGGGTGAAGGTTATAGCCGCACTTCCAATCGAGCCACTATCTGTCGTACATAATTGAAAAGAGTCTGCGTTAACACTGCCCTCCTTAACGATTATCATTTGACCTGCCAATTCATCTACAGTGTCAAAGTCTGGGTCACGACTTGCTGTGCCACTTGCTACAACTTTATAAATACCATTTTGTGTGTTGTTAGATTGATCTTTAATTAAAACTTTGTCATCTGTTGCTAAAGTAACTCCGTCTAAAGTATCATTGTTTTGTAAATCTTGTGTTAGATCAATATTACCTGTGGTTGCGGCTCTAACAATAATTCTTGTTTTTAATCCTGTAATTAAATTGTCAACATACAGTTTCGTTGCCGCTTCATCATTTTGGCTCGGACTTCCTAATCCCACGATAGAACCCCCTGTAATTGCAACATTACTAGAAGCTTGTGTTGATATTGTACCAAGACCAAGATTTGTTCTTGATGTAGAAGCAGATGCAACATCTGATAAGTTAGATGCTTTTACTAATTTTGCATCAAGAGAAGTTTGTACATTTTCTGTAACTGAGTTAATTCTAGAAAGTTCTGTGTTAGTAACATCTCCATTGCCAATTTTAGTTGCATCAATTCCTGTTGCTACTTGTGAATTAGATATTGTTCCTGTTAATGATGATGTTGGATAATTAGTTGCATCTGTTAAATCAAATGCAGGAGTAGTGTCAGTACCACCAAGAGATAATGTTATTCCGCCATAGTTAACAGAGTTATTAGAAAGAGAACTATTAGGAATGTTAGATAGGGTGTTGTTTGAAGCATTGATTGTTTTATTAGTTAAAGTTTGTGAACCTGTAAGTGTTGCTACTGTTGAGTCTATTGCCATAGTAACATTGTTACCAGATGCACTAGATGTTAACCCTGTTCCTCCAAGAATACCTAATGTTTCACTATCAAGATCAATCTCAATAGCAGTTGATCCATCTGAAACATCTAAATTTTGACCTGTAATTTGTGTGTCCACATAGCTTTTTACTGATCCTTGCGATGGAGGTAATACTTGGCTTGTGCCTAAACTTGTATCGTGAATAACAGGAACAGCAGGATTAGTAAAAGGTGAGCCAACATATACTGCTACAGTTGTATCACCAGAATTTATTGATCCGCTATCAAATGTAAATGTTACAGTAGTGTTAGGCGAAGAAAAAGATGAAGTAGCAATTTTGCCAAATAGTGTACCGCTTGCAGTTCCTATAATTTTTACTCTTCTTCCTACATGATAATCAGAGGTAATGTTAGAAGCTACAGTTACAGATGTACTAGATGCTCTAGTAAATGTTGTAGTCTGATCTCCGTCTCCTAATAAAAACCATTCTTTGTCATTCCAAACAGTTCTTATATCTTTTGCAAACTCCCTCAATGCGTTGTTTACGTCTGAGGGTGACATGCCCTCAGAAATATTAACACCATTAATAGAAGTGTTATTACTTGCTGTTGTACTAAAATTACTTACTGTCATCTAATTGCTCCAATTTCATTTATTTGTGGATTTATTAAAACTTCTTTTTTTCTATCTTCATCAAGTTGTTTTGCTGTACTGTTGATTAAAATAGATAATTCTTTCAATCTATTTTCATTTAAAAAATTACTTGTCTTATAAGCATCTTTGCTAGAAATTTTGTAAGGCTGAGATAATAATTTTGCCACAAAATCATTTTGACCTATTTTAATTATTGCACCTGTAAATTTAGCAGGTTTTAATGGGCTTGCTAATTTACTTGCTAATTCTCCAACTTGTATTTGACCGCCAACATCTGATGATCTGTCAATCAATCTAGCATACAAACCATAGTTTTCTAATTTAGCAACATCTTCTGGTGTAAAAACTAATTTCATTATGTTTTCATTTTTGTATATTTTATCCATTCCTGCATACAATTTACCAAGATCAATAAATTCTGTACCACCTTTAGGGTCTTGAACAGTTGCATCGTCTAATATTTTTTTATACATTCCTGCTTTTAATGATTTTACAAATGCTGAGTTTTTACCACCTTGCGAATCTATTAAATTTTTTAATGAATCAAATCCTTCATCAGAAATTACGACCATTCTTTGAAAATTACTTAAATCTTTACTAACAGCTTGTGATAATTTTGATTTATCTAATTTAGAAATAGCTTTTTGATATTTTTCTAGTGATGCTATTTGTTTATCATCAAAAATTAATTTTGTAGTATCTTTGTTTAAGTTTATGTTTTTAACAAATTGATTTAATTTTGTTGTATCATTTAGCATTTGATACACATAAGCATTTTTAAGTGTATTAAATTCTTCTGGGGAAACTAAACTTTTTATTAGTTTAATTTCTGATGGTTGCGTATTACTAAAATATGTTTTAACAACATCTTCTGGTGTAGATGATTTTAATGCTTTAACAATAAATGGAAGTTTTAAAGTATTTTCTCTGTATAAATTAAATGCAGATGCGTTTTTGTACAAATCTAATGCTTCTTGGCTACCTGTCATTGGACTATCCATAACAGACTTCAGTGAGTTGTATAATTCACCTGCTAGTCTTGATACATTTTTATTATCTGATTGTTGCAAATTAAATAATCTTGTTCTCAGTGCTTTCATTTGTTCAAATGGCTGAAAGACTTGTCCTTGATATTGAATTTTAGAAACTGTTTTGTCTAAACTTTTAATTAAATCTATTTCTTTTTGTATGTCAGCAGGTATGTCTTGTATGTCAGCATATTTATCTGCCATTTTACTTGTCTTAATAATAGGTGCTTCAATACCTTCATCTGTTAATTTAGTACCTACAACTTCATTTTGAAATTGTGGTTTTTTTTTCATTATAATTGCACGTTCAAGTTGACTTGCTGTGTTTTGCAAATCACTTAAATCAAATGAAAAATCATCACTGCTGTTTATAGCTTTGTTGTATAAATTGTTTCTTTTATTTCTAGAAACATTTTTCCAATTTTCTAAACCTTTTGTTAATGCAGAATTACTATTTTCAAAAGAGTTTACAATTTTACCACCAAAATTACTTTGTACTTGTTTTAGTAAATCATCTTGTTGTAATTTTAATATAACATCTAATTCTGATTCACTAAAATTAGCAGGGTTAAAATCATCAGTAATTTTACCAATAGAATTTTTAAGTGATAAAACTTGATCTTTTGTTAAATCACCAACTATAGAACCTGTTTGTCCTGTTTGTGTAAAGGTTGAAAAAATTACTGGTCTTTTAGCAAGTTGTCCAATGGCTAATGGTTTTAATAACTCATCATCAGCAAACTTTGTAATACTATCTGCAAAATCTGATGTGTTTATAGATTGAGATACACCGCCTCTACTTAACATTTTAAATGTTCTTATTGCACCTCTTGTTACAGCATCAAATCCTGCCGCTACACCGCCCTCAACTAATGCTTCATTTATTTCATCTTTTACAGGAGGCACATCATATCCTCTGTATGCTTCTAAACCTGTTTCAAGACCACTACCAACCATAGTGCCTACACCTGTACCTGCTATTCCAAATCTTGAACCAAGAATACCACCAACAGTTTCACCAGATGCTAAAGCACCCATAATTTCTGGGTAGTTAACACCAATATCTAAAAAACGAAATTTGTCATTAGGATTTTTTTTGTAAACAAGTTTTACTTCATTACTACTTGGTAATGTAATTTGTGTTAGAACACCATTAGGATATTTGTTTGCAAACTTTTGTTGCTTTGCAGTAAGTGTTTTACTTTTTGCTAAATCATATTTAAACCATGGGTCTGTCAAATCTTCGCCAATTTGAAAATCACCTTGTAAAAATCTTGTAGCCTCTTCATTACGCATATCATTTTTGCGTTGTTTTTCACTTTCGTTTGTCATTAGGCTTGGTGTACCCATAACTAATGATGCAAAGTTAGGGCTAAATTTATCTTGTTCCTGTGTTACAGTGTTTGTAGGGGCAACTATTTGTACCATTATTATTCTGCGTCCATTATTATATATTGAGTGCCATTAAGTTTTTGATATGTTGGCATACCATTTTCATTTAAACCTATAAATTTATCATTTTTTTCTATTGCAATATCTACAGGCTTACCACTAACTGAAATTCCTCCTCCTGTTTTTCCAACATTATCCATCATAAGTTTGTTAAAGTTATCTAAACTTCCTGTGTATTCATCAAGCATACCTTTAACTTCTTTGCTGTAATCATTTAAAATTTGTCTTTTTGTATCTCCATATTCTTTTAATGATTGGTCGCTTGAATAATAATTTTCTATTGCATTAAGTATTTTTTCTTGTGCTTCATATTCTTTTTCAAAAATGTTAAACATTAAATTATTACCCTCTCTTGTATTAGAAACTTTAGGGTAATTATCTTGCAACATTTTTAATTCAGCTTTGTTTAAATTTACGAGACCATCTGCTAATTGTCTGACAAGTTTGTTTTGTGCTGCTTTAAAATTTTCTCCCGAACTAGGGTTAATAAATTCGTTTTTACTACCTTCATCTAATCCAACTAAATCTGCTATTTGACCTGCAAAAATTCTTGTATCTGCAAATGCACCTGTTTTAAAATTATCACTTGCTGATCGCATTTGTGTAATTGCTGTTTTATTAGATGATGCGTTAGCATATTTATTGTAATCTTTTTCTACTAAAGTTAATGCACTTTTGGATTTTTCTAATCCAACTTTGTCTCCCATGTTAAAAACTGTATTTGGTTTAGTCATAACTTTATTAAAAATTTCTTTAAATTCTTCACTATTTTTATCTAAATTAAATAATGAAGCATATTCATCTAATTCTTTTTGTTTAGTTGTTCTATTATCAATAGAATTAGCTCTAATCATATTTGCGTCTGCTACAATTTTTTGAATATCTAAACCTTTTTCTTGCAGTCTTATTCTTTCAGAATTGTATTCTTGTGCGTTATTTATTTGCGTTTCAGTAAGACCTAATTTTTTTAATGTTAATTCAGTATCTTTATCAAATTTTTGTTTAGAAAAATCTAATTTGTCTTTATCTAAAGCAAGTGTATTACTTCTAAATTGAGCAATATTATTAATTTCTTGTGTTTTTAAACCAATATTTTCCATTCCTAATTTCCAAGCATTATCAATGCTTGTTTTATTAAGTTCTAATTGTTGTTCACTAACACCAAGTTTTTGCAATGCAATATTTTCATCAGATGTAAGTTTTTTATCTTGAAACTCTAATGATTTAATTCGATAATTTTCTAAATTATCTATTTGTTGTTGTGTTAATCCTTGTGATGATAAAGCTAATTTTTCATCAGATGATAATTTTTTATTTTTAAAAGCTAATAAATTTATATTGTTTTGTTTAGCATTATTAATTTGCTCTTCTGTTAAACCTATTTTTTTTAGCTCTAATTCTTCATTAGATAAAAATTTACGTTCAGATAAACCAAATGCTTTTTCTGCCATAAGGTTTTGGAAATCAGTTTGTTGATCTCTAAATGCTTTTGTATCTTCGTATTTTTTATCTCTAAATGCTATTTGATCTGCATATCGTTGTGCTTCTCTTGAACGACCCATACCTCTTGATAATGCTTCGCCAAAAGAAACAGGTCTTGTTGAATACCCGCTAGCCTCTAATAAACCTTGTGCCATTCCCTGTCCGCTAGGAGATAAAATATAATTTAGTAAATTGTTTCTATAATTGGGTGGTGTAGTTGGTTTTCGGTTAGCCATTCCCATTTGATTATTCATTGCCATTTGTTGACCTAATGAAGAAAAACCTCTTGGCTGTTGATTTAATCTGTATGCTTGATTAGAAGTCATTGCTGATAAAAAAGGATTAGATTTTATTACTTGTACCATTAAAAAAACCCTCCGAGTAATCCGCCACCGATTGCACCATACATAGGATTTGCACCTTTTATTTGCCCAAATATATCTGCACCTGCCATTGCACCGCCAAGTAAACCTGCACCTGTGTTTCTAAATACAGGTTGAGTTTGTGATACAGTTTGTGCGTATGGAGAACCAATAGAAGCTAGATACTCTCTTAATTTAAACATTGGTTTTTGTTGTTCAAAGTCAAAGCGATTAATACTATCTTGTATCTTAGCCATTTCTTGACTTTCTCTTTGTTGACCAACTCCTGCCAATGCTTGTATGTCTTGGAAATCTGCTTGTGCTAACTGTGGAGCAAGTTGTGTTGCCGCCATCATGTTTTGTCTTTCGGCTTGGAAGTTAGGTGCATACACTCTTGTTGCTAAGTCTCCTAACTCTTCTGCTAATACTCTTTGGTTTGCCGCACTGCCAAGTCTTCCTGCTTTACTAAATTGTGATTGTACTCCTGCTGTTACATCGCCTGCCATTTGATTGTACAAACCTTGTAAGAACGGGTTAGATGTTGGAGATAAATAATTTCCTTGTAAAATATTATTTATTTCTGATTGTGCTGATCCTAATAATGGATTACCGCCTGTTGCTCTAGCAGTTGCAAGTTGTAATGCTGTTTCTGTTTCTGGTGAAAAATCTGCGTAAGTTTGGTTTGGAAAATAATTAGGTGTAGATGATTGAAACAAGTTTTGTGCTTGGTCAAAAGCCTCTGTTAAATATGGTCTTACAAATTCACTAGGCTCTGCACTAGTTGTTGTCGTTACATTACTTGGGTTACTGCCTTTACTCATAGTTCTTTACTCATTATGTATATTTTTTGTTTAAATCCTTTAAGTTTACGCAACCAACCTTTTCTGCCTGCTACTTCAATAGCTTGGCAATAATTATTAGTTGCAAAATCTTCTATTTTTTTTTGGATTGGTTCTAACCAATTATCCATATTACTACCTCCTGCGAGGACATATCGTAATATTCTTTTTTGAGGGTACACTGCTACTTCTGTAACAACTGCACACTCAACACCATCTTCCCAACTTATAAAAAGTTGAAATCTGTTTTGTATTAATCCATCTAAAATATCTCTAGTTCTATAATTATCATCTAAAGATTTTTTTAGTAATGGTTCTACATCTTGCCATATATGGTATAAATCTTCTTTAGGTACTTGGGTAATCATTAGCCAATAACAACATAATCAAAATTCTGGTCTGCATTAGATGAACTTGCATGTGTTAGTGTAGCTGACCCGCTTACCTTTGCTGATACAAATAAATTTGCAAAAGCAGTTTTACCATTAGCTGTAGTTGGGCTAAATAATATTACAGAGTTACCACCTATTCTTGCATCAGTTAAAGTTGTTGTTGTAGCTGATGCAGAAAGTGTAACTGTTCCTGTACTATTAAGTTTTCCATCAATAGTGTTATTAAGACTAGAAGAAACTAATCGTAAATGAACACTATTATCGGGCATTGATAAAGGCACTACGGGAAATTGGTTTTCAGCCATTATCTTTTACCCTCTGGTCTTGATTCAATGTCAACACCACTCATTGTATTAAAGTTACCACTGACGGAAACCCTAAGACGATGATACCTTGAAGTTGACCTTAACGGACAATCTCCACTGTCTCTTGTTGATACTGCACTGCCTGTGCTTATAGTATCTAATTGTGATGGTCTTGATATAGGTGTTACTGTAACACTTGTATTTGTTGATCCATCAACAATAGGTCTGCAATTTATAAGGGTTGATCTTCTACCCTCTGCACCCTCAAATTCTGTTGTATCTACTGTTGCATTTAATGATGTTGCAAGAAATTTACCAAACTTTTTATTAGAATCAAAACCTGCAAGACCGACAATACCCTCTTTATAAAAGTATGAGTCTAACGATTTAGGTAAGTTGTCTAAATCCCCTAATACATCTAAACTTTCTAATGTTGTAAATGCTTCCTGCGATGCAGTAGAAATAAACTGTAAAGATACACCCGATCCTGTACTCCATTTATCTACAGCATAATTATAAATTAATAATTTATTATTTATATCTGATGTACCTGTTGCACCCGACCCTCTATATGACCAAACTATTATACTATTGTTAGGGTCAACTGCTGATGTAATACCATCAAGATTTGAAGATAGATCGTCAAAGAAAAAATTATCTATACGACCATTGCCTATTGGTGTTAGTTGTTGTCCACCTGTTAATTTATAATATCCATCTTGTGATAAAAAGAATATCATATTACCAAATGATGCAACACTCTTAGGAGCAAATGCTCCTACGTTGTCTGAAATTTTAGAAAACGTAAATACTAATGGAGTACCTACATAATCCATTCTGTAAATAGCTTTTTCAAAAAAAACTATACCAAAACTCTCACCACCAACTATTGCTTGTAAATTACCATGTGTACCAACAATATCTTGAAAGCCAGATTGTGTTGATTGACTAGGTGTCCATGTTGAACTGTCATTAATACCAGACCACTTAACTCTTTGATTGTACACGACACTAGATTCAGTAGTAAATCCTGCTACAACAAAATCTCTTATTACTGCTATAAATTTTGCTTTTAAAGAAACAAGATCACTAAAAGCACTATCAACACCCTCTTCAAATTTTTGTATATTATCTGCACCATTAGTTGCTATAATGTTTGATCCAAATTGTGTAAAAGCCCAAAAGTCTCTTGCGTTTTCTGTAGTAGAGTTATTATACCCACCTGATTTAGATTTATCTTGGAATACAAGTGAACTATCCATTTGATAAAGTTTACTTCTATCACCTGCGTAGTTTGTAGAACCACCACTTGAAAATGATGTAAATAATCCAACAGCAGGATTAGATAAACCTGTACCACTTAATGCTTGGAAACCAGATAAACTTTTGTAGCCATCTCTTAATGGAATAACATTATCTACTTTTAATGCACCTGTGTTTTGATACGTTGGTAGATCAGCTTGTAAATCGCCAAACTTAATCATTTAGACCACCATTCTTGCAGACATCATTAAAGGTGTAGATGATGAGCCTTTCATTGCAGACTCATTAGCTTTGTTTACAGCTTCTTTGTATAATGAAGCCCATACATTTAATCTTTCGTCTTGCATTAAGAAAGGTGAAGATTCTGCTAGTGAACCATACAAATATAATTCTGGGAATGTTGTAAGTATATCGTTTGTTGTAACACTATCAGATAGTGTTGTAATTTCTTTGTAAAAATCAATTTGCAGTGTAACTGCTTGATCTGGTGCTACACCTAATTTAATTTTATCTCCAACTATTGTAAAAAATGATGGAGAGCCAGATGCAACACTACTATTATATTTTTTATAAAAATCATGGTTGCTTGTAAATGGTAGTGTAACAAAAGGATCACTTTGAAATATTACAGTAATTGCTTCTATAAAACCTGTGGGTAGTGAATAACTTTGTGTGCCAGATACAGTTGTAATAGATGTATCAGAGTTAATCATTTCTCTAACACGAAGTTCTCTATTTAATCTCTTTTCTGTTAAGGCAATAAAATCTGGTATGTTAGCAGTAAGATCATCACGATTGAGATATGTTGCTATTGTAGATTTTAAATTTGCGTAAGTATCTATTGCCATTATACATTTCCTTTATAAATCCTAAAGTGTTTATTATCTGGGTTGTTTAACCACTTTTTAAATCTGTCTTTGTCAATAATGCGACCTGCATTTGACATAATTCCTTGCTGTGCAAGTTGTTGCACAACAATTAGAGGTATTGATGCTACTTTATACATTTTGGCATCTTGCATACCACGAACTTTATATAGATCGTTTTTTGACTCTAATTGATTACGTTCTAATATTGGTTTAATATCTTGCACATCTTCAAAATGATATTTGTTTTCTGACTCGTCAATGTGCATTTTTGTTTTGATAACCGAGTCGCTATTTTTGTTATCAATCCAAAGTTTTTTACTCATTTATTTTTTTTTCTTTGCTCTCTTTTTCATACCTTTTTTCTTCTTTTTGCTACTAGCAAAAATAGGAGACTTTTTTTTGTTTACTCTTTTTTTCATTCCACGCATGATTTATCCTATGTGTTTATGTGTTAAATAGGAGGGGCTATTCCCCTCCTAATCCTTTTCTACAAAAATTATGCAGTTAAGTTAAAAATACCAAAGTTAGCATTTGGTGATCTTGCAGTTAAAGTCCACTCAGCTAAGAGTAGTCTTTTCTCGTTGTCACCAGATGATGCTAATTCTTTTGTTTGGAATGGTCTTAGGTAAGAAATTTCCCATTTGTCCATTTCCAAAATATCAACTCTGTTTGCGTTTTGATGTCTGTCTGGAACGAAACTTACTTCGCCAAAATCAGATACATAAACATCAACAGCACCGATAACAGTTCTGTCATCAGCATTTTTGTATAGAGTTGCTACACCAGAAAAAGCAGATGCTAATTGTTTGTGTGAAGCAGACATTAATACTACGTCTGGGTTTCCACCTAGTTCGTAACATTTTTTAAGTCCTGCTTTTAACAATGCTTCTGTAAAAGTTCTGTTAGTACCACCTGCAATAGCAGTTGCACCTGTACCTGCTGGTGAAGCAGATGGTGAACCACCTACAGAGAAATTACCTGCAGAGCTTGATGTTCCTGCCTCGTTACCTCCGTACCAAGTTCCTACTGATGCTGATTCTCTAGCAGTGCCAGATGAACCAGATGCTTTTGCATTTTCAATACCAATGTTAGCATGTTCAATATCTCTTTTGAGTTCTTTACCCATTTTTGCTAATTGGTAAGCTAGTTCGTCTCCTCTACCTGCGTTTGTTACCGCTTGGTCTGAGCCAGACACACCTACTGTTTTAGCTGAGATTTGTGTGTTGTTATTTAGTCTTACAGTTGCCGCTCTACTTCCGAGTGCATAATCATCGCCCTCTTTTTGAGCATTTGTTCCAACTGCCGCTAGTCCGTCTGTTTGCCACTCATGTAAAGTTTGAGCCGCAGTACCGCTTGCCGCATTTGACATAAAAGGTGTTTCAGTTGGTGCTATGTTATAGATAACATCAGCTAAATCTTCTCTTATACCAACACGATCAAAGGTCTCTACTGTATTATTAGGTACAGCCATAGATTACTCCTTATTTGTTGAATACCAATTCTTTCAGCACCGATTGTGCGTCACGAATTGATCCTGTTTTTTTCAATCTCTTCATTCTGTTATTATGTTTTACTTCTTTTTCAGAACTTTCATTGACATTGGAAGCATTAGGACGAACAATTTTAGGAGGGTTGTTAACTTTTTTACCAGAGAGTTTGGTTTTCTTTAACTGATCGTATTTATAAGCATCAGCTAACATCAATACTGCACGATGATCTACCATCATTGCAAGTTCTTGATCTGAGTAACCATTTTCTTTTGCGTAAACTTTTAAATTATTAACAAACTGATCCCTCTTCTCTTTGTTTTTATAGATTGGTAATTTTTCTTCAAGTAACTGACGTTCTTTTGCAATATATTCGTCATAGACTTTTTGTTGCTCTAGTCGTTGTTCTTCTTGAAGACGTTGTTGTTCAGCTTGTGCTTTTTGCAACAACTCTTTATTTCTGTCTGACTCTGCTTTTTTGCGTACATACTCAGCAGGGTCTTCTTGATAAAGTTGATCCCAATTTATATCCTCTTGTTTACTGCCTAACTGTTTAGAAAATTCATCTAATTGCTCTGCATAATAAGAACGAGAGTTTTTGACCGCTTCTAACTCTTTTGCTAAGTTTGATTGTAAGCCATCAATTTCTTTTCGCTTATCACTTAGCTCCATCGTTTTTTTAGTATAGTCTGATTCCCTAGAGTAGCCTTTCATTAGTTCATCGAGGGTAACTTGTTGTTTCTGTCCATTGACAGTAACTTCGTAAAGTGTCTCTTCACTAGTAGAAGTAGCTTCTTCGTTATCTACTATGTCGTTAACATCTATATCGTCTGCCGTAAGTTCCGTGTTGTCTTCTACAAGATCACTTTCTTTACTTTCTGATACTTCTGTTGTTGGCTCTTCGCTCCTTGCAGTCTCGTTATTTAAAAGGGTGGCGAAAGCCTTTGCTGTTTCATCTGTTTTATAGGTTGGTTTTGAAACAGCAGATTCCTGTGCAGGTGTGTCTGCCATTGTAACTCCTTAGTTTAGATTATTTATCAATCTGCTTGGAAGCAAGTGTTCCTGTTTCCATTACAGATTTTAGTTGCACCAAAAGGACATTTAACATTTTTTTCATCATGTAAATTTTTTCTCGTCCCTCTGTGTCTCTTACAGGTGAATTAACCCATTCGTTGTCTAATTCACTTGAAACTTTTTGTACTGCTTCAACAAACATTTCATCTTCTAATATTTGTTTAGCTTTAATTCCTCGTTGTTTTTCTTTTTCTAAATCCACTAAAATCCTCTTTGTATTCCTCTGTCTCTATCTGCCAATGCTTGATTAATATTATCTGTTGCTTGTTGTATTGTTTGATTGTTTACAACTACGTTTCCTCTTTGCATTTGATTATCAGATGTACCACCTCTACCTGTTCCGTAATTTACACCGCCTTGTGTTTGTTGTGAAACAGCAGGTAATGGTGTGCCAGAAGTAAATGTATATCCTGTGTTGCCACTTCCATCATTTAAAACTTGTTGATATGTGTCTCCAAATACATCAGTAACAGGTTGACCTAGTGTATTTTGTGGTAATGCACTTTCTATACCACCTGTATTTGTATTCATGTTTTTATTACCAATATCAAATATTGGATTTTGGTTTTTATCAAAGTTGCCTGTAAAATATCCTCTCTTCATTAACTCTGTCATAATAAAGTTTTGTCTCATTTCATTTTGTTTACCAAAAGGTAATTGGAAATATAAAGGCATCATTCCGCCTTTCATTGTAACTTCTGTTCCTTTGCTTGGTAAATATCCAAGAAGACTATTTTTTAAAAAACCATTTGTAAGATAATCTAACAAATCTTCATCACTTGCATTACGCATTTGATCTATAGACATGTAAGGTCTTTCTTCTACATTGTCGTCACCACCACTATTTTCATCATACACAGATTGACCAAATTGTTCTATTGGTTGACATACTCCGTCAACTAACATGAAACCCTCTGGGCAAGGATCGTTTGGTGGTTGTGTTGCTGTAAAATCTAATTGTGGATTAGGGTATAATGCTGATGGGTCTAGTGTGCCTGCATTTTCTTGTTCAGTTCGTAAGTCAAAAAAAGGATTACGAAATACTCCTGCACTATTTACATTTGGTGTTGGTGCGTTGTTACCACTAATATAATCATCAATTATATTTTGTGCAGTTTTCGTATCTCTAAATGGTGTAAATATACTCATTAATTAATTCCTTGCTCTATAATCTTACTTGCTAGTTTTTCTTTTTCTAAACTTTCTACGTTTTGATCTTTAATTATTTGTGCGGCAAGTCTTTGCTCGTCAAGTTCAAGTTTTCTGTTTTTAATATCCATGTCCGCCATTGCTTTTTGTCTTTGCAGTTCTATTTGATCTCCTGCTAATTTAATTGCAGGGTCAGGCTGTTTAGGTTGTTGTGGTTGCGGTGGCACAGTTGCAGGGTTAACAAAAAATTGACTTGCATCTTTGTAACCTGCGTTTTCTAAATATTTTTGTAGTGTGTTGTAAACATTTTGCGGGGTAACTAATGTTCCCATACCACCTGCTTGTATTAACTTTTCTTGTACGTTTAATACTTGTTGTAAAACTTGTAATCGTTGGTCTTGGTTTCCTGTTCCAAGTCCTACTTGTACAGTAGCTTCGTATTTAGTTGACCACTCTCTAGGATTCATAGGTACAAACTGTCCACGAAGACGTATAATTCTTTCTTGGTCTTGGTACTCACAAACAATCGCTAGTATATTTTTAAATATATCTTTTACACCTTCTGCAAAGTTTCTTGCTATTAACTCTACTCTTTGAGTTGAGGCTTGCATCATTTGATTTACAGATGTTGCTGTCGTATGTGATTTATTAATTGTGTCTGGATTAAGTCCTAAGTTTTGTTTTGGTACACCAGATCGTTGTTCTTTTAATTCTTCTATCTTACCAAGCATCGCTAAACCATCGTTTAAGAAGTTAGGAGTTTGTAGTGGTGTTACTGCGTTAGGATTTTTTACTCTAACTATACCACCTGCTCTGCTTGTCAGTAGATCATCTAGGTTTGCTTGTCCGTCAACAACAATCGTTCTAGCATTATTTTGGAAATACATATTGTCTAGTGTATTTCTAAGAATAGTTGTTTTAACTAATTGTAAGTCTGCAAGAAGATCATAAAATGATAATCCAAAAAAACGAAATGGCATTGGTATTGCACATACCATTGCAAAAGGTATAAGGGGTATTTCTTCGTTTTCTAAGATTACATAATTGTTATAACCACTACCACCTACTGTAATTTTTCTTAACTCTGCAATTCCGTCTCCGTCCATGTCCACTTTCATGTAACATTCAGTGATCTGAACAACCCTTAGTGCAGGGTCAATCATGCTTGCATCTAGATCAGTAGTTTCATCATCGTAACTTCTTCTTACAACAGCTTCGGTATTAAATATTTGCTCTTCACTTGCAGGAAGACTCTCAACCTGTTTTCTATCGTAGCCCATATCTATAAGTTCAGATACAGTTTTCATTACTCGCTGTGCAATGAAATCACAATCTTGTAATGATGTTGCTCTTTTGCTTACTAATACTTCTTCTGGTGGTACAGGGTCTATTTGTACTCTAGAATAATCTTCTACTCTTTTAACTTCTACATCATATACAGTTTGAGGCATACCCATCATGTCCTCTTCTCTGCTATCAACACCAATAATTTCTACTTCGCTATCTATAAGCAATGCTTGGTATTCTGCTTCTGTTAAATTTTTATATGATTCTTTTTTCTGCTCTTTAGATGTTTTCCAATACACTTTACAAAAACCATTTTTTTGTAGCAGTGCTGTTTTGAACATGCTGTGCAGTATGCTAAATCCATTATTATCTTTTGTAAAAATGTGATTGCAATAATCAGATATTTGATCTGCGTAAGGAACGTCTTGCGGTTGTGTTGGATCAAAATTAACTATTTTGTCTTGTTGCGTAAACATACGCATGAGGCTCGGGAGGATTGCCTCAACTACTTCAAGCAAATCTTGACTTACTACACTAGACCTACCCTCTGTTTCATTACCAAAAGGCTCGCCTAAATAATATTTTATTGCTTCTTTTCTTTGTGTTGCTAGTTCACTAGAATAAAACCCTAAAGAGTTTTGTACTTCCTGTGATATTAAAGATAATAATTTTGTCTTTGATAATTTTGCCATTAAATAATTCCTAGTTGCGGGTACTCAATTTCTGTACTCCATTCACTTGATTGATTTTTTCCTACTGCAAAGTACCTAAAACTATCGGCACTATGCGATGTCCAATCGTGGACGGGTCTGTTTTTTGCTTCACCTTTTTCTGTTGTAGCCCATCTGTATTGACGAAGTGCATCTAGTCCATCTTTGCACTTTTCATGGTCAAACCAACACCTACTTAGAATCATTCTAACTGCGTTGATACCATCTTCAATACTCAATTTAGGAACTATAGACGTTCTAAGTCCTAAACTTTGTGCTGTTTCTAGTCTTGATACACCTGTTCCTATTTCTCTCACATTTGCATCGTGAGGTAGGTAATGTGTATCGTAAATATATCCTTTGTCTTGGAGTGCGGAAGCATAGTATTCTAAACTTTCACCGCTATCTTCAAGATAGTCTATGATGTGAAAGGCACTACCTTTTTGTTGGACAAACCATATAGCAGTTTTATCTGCCATACCTAAATCCCAAAAGGTATTTACTTTTATACTTTCATCATAAGGTACTTTTGTTACCCTACCATCATCATCAGCCTTGTTTAGACCTCTTGCATATATTGATCCTATTGCAGAGGAGTCAAAACTACATTCAAATTCTGCCTCGTATATTTCTGGTGGCATTAAAGCCTTGGCTTCATTTAATTCTAGTTCTGATATAATTCCTGTATCACTAGCTTTAAATGTTTCTGCATACCAATCTTCTTGATGATTTGCATGATCGTACAAAGTCCAAAAAGCATTATGTCCTGCGGGAGTCCCTATTGCTATCATAAAACCCTCTCTATCAGATAGAGCAGGTCTAATAATCTCTGTCCAAAGTCTTGTCGGCATCTGAGCAACCTCGTCTAAGATTACTCCGTCCATGTACAATCCTCTAAGACTATCTGGTCTCTCGCAACCAAGTAACTGTATTCTTCCACCATTAGGTAGATCAGCCCTTAATTCTGTTTCGTGATACTGCACATCTGGTAATACACCTGTATATTCTTTAAGGTAATCCCATGCAGTACGTTTTGCCATTTGGTATGTAGGGGCAATATAATAATATCTTGGTCTAGATAATCTGTTCTCTAAACACTTCTTTAGTATCTCATTAATACAAAGAACAGTTTTACCAAATCGTCTATGACATACTAGTACGTTAAATCGTTGTAATTTATTGTGTACTTCTATTTGGTGTTGTCTAGGCTTATACGGAATTGTTATCTTCATTATTCAAGATGTCTCTAATCCTAGCCACATCATTACCCTTAACTTGACCCTTACCCATACTTTCTGGGTATCTTGTTTTCTTCTGCATCATGTCCACAAGTTCTTTAAATGGGTCTTTTTTTTGTTTTTTAGGTTTTTTTTTGCTCATATTTAGCCCGTAGAAACGTTTTTAGTCCTTATCTAGTATAATGTGTTAACTGTTGCTTGTTTGTTCTTCTATAGACGTTTTTAAAGCCTTTAGGAAGTTTGTTTTGAGTTAAAATTAGTTCCCATGTTTATGTACAACAGTACATGGGGGTGGCCTGCTTGTGTTTTTGCCTGTATTTGCACAATATAGGCAGTGTTTAAGCCTTGTTTTCTGTCATTATTTGTTATTTTGTACAGTTATTGTACAGTTTTACGTCTGTTTTTGTCTCTTTTTGTCTGTATTAGGGCTTGTTTAGACCTTTTCTGTAAGAAAATGATCTCAATGTTATAATAATTTGTATTTACCCTTTACATCAAGCCAAATACCCACTTACCAAACTTATATAACTAATACCTATTGATCTATAATTGAATATAATTCACTACTATTTGACATTAAAAAAGCCCTATATTTGATCATAGGGCTTTGTGTATAGTTTTATATGTTATTCTTCTTTGTTTAATATTGAGCCTGTAGCCTCTCTAAACATAACTTCATTAAATTTAGGATTATCTTCTTTTAAATAATCGCATAGATCATTCATGAAAGTACCTGTAGTAATAACCCAAGTAAAACCCCGTCTTAAATTTGCGGCTGTACCATTTTTTTTTATTAATTCAGCTAATTTAATATAATCTTTTCTAGTCATTGGTTTACACTCCATTTATTATTATAAATAAAGTTATAAACAAGTAATGTTTTATTGTCAATAGATAAGAATAAAAAAAAGGCTATGAATTAACATAGCCCTTTGTAATAATAGTTTAAGCTTCTCTCCAATAATAATCTCTATTATTAAAAGTAATAGATGAATAATCCATTTTCACTTGATCAGCCCATTTTTCCCAATCAACACAGTAAGATAATGGATTGTAACCATTATTGCTTTTAAAGGTTTCCATATAACCGCAATCATAAGCAAAATCTTCACAATAAGTTACCCAATAATATTCTGATATAAAATAAATACCATGTTCCCAACCATAATCTTCACAATCATTTTTTATAGCAATTAGTTGGTTATATTCTTCTTTTTCTTCATCAGTTAAATTATTATCTTTTTCAAGCTCTATAATTCTTTCTTCTAAATCTCTACTATCTAAAGTATCTTGATCTAAATTCATTTTACACCCCATTTTTTTGTTAATATCTAATTAATACAATATATTAAAATAGTGTCAATATATTACTTTACTTATTTATAATAATGTTGTAATGATTTATTAACAATTAAAGGAGTGTAAAACCTATGAAACAAGTTAGTATTAATGCTTATGAATTTAATGAATTAGATGATGAAGCAAAATATAAAGTAAAAGAATATTTTAATGACTTTGAAATGTTTTACCAATTAGAAGCAGAAGAAAGTTTAAATAAATTTTGTATAGTCTTTGATATTAAATGGCAAGAATGGGATATTTTTAGAAATTATGTAAATTATAACTTTCTTAATGATGATGTAAAAAATTTATCTTATGTTCGTTTGTATAAATATATTCAAAACAATGTTAATAAAAAATATTATAAAGATTGTAATTCATTAACAGGTGTTTACTGGGATAATGAATTATTAAATCCAATTATTGAATTTATGAAAAAACCATACAATGTAACTTTTCAAAATTTATTAAATGATTGTCTTAAAAATTGGATTGTTTCTGTTGAATCAGAATATAATTATATGCAATCAGATGATTATATGAAAGAAATTTGTATTGGTAATAATTATTTATTTACTAAAAGCGGTACTTTAATTTAACTTTTAGCCCTCTTTATTTAGAGGGCTTTTTTCTTTTAGCTGTGTTCATAGCCAATTCTATTAAATCTCTTATAGCTTGCGATCTATTAGGAATATTTACTTGTTTTCTTCTAAATTCCTCTACAAAATTAAATGTTTCATCATCTAATTTTATTTGTATTGAATGTTCATAAGTTTTTGGTTTAGCCATATCCTGCTTATAGACAAATAAATTTTAATTACAAGTCTTTTTTATATTGACTTTACCGCATTACCTGTATATTACATTATTTAAATTATGGAGTGTAAAATTATGAGTACAGAATTATTTATTACAATATTAATTGTTAATGTATTTATTTTCTTAACTGTTCAATGGGTAAATATATGATTACTTTTAAATCTAGTAGAAGAATAGATCTTATAAAAAATAATAAGGTCTATTCTTATTTTATCTTTATTCTTTTAGATGGTTCTAAAAGGATCTTAACCCCTCAACAATTTGAGGAAATGAAAGCGAGTAAACTATGAATAAATATAAAGCTATTAATTTTTTATATGATGATTGGTTAGAGTATAAAAAATATTATAAAGACAAATTAAATTTTGATATGAAAGAAACTTTTATTGAGTATCTTGAAAGAGAAATACCAGAATATTTAAACGTGGATATTACTTATGAATAAAATTTGCGTTGATTTAATGAAAGTGAGTAAATAATGAATAAAAATAAAAGACATTATATTGCATGGGATTATAAATCAAATCAGTTAGATATTGCTGAAATGTTAATAGCTGAAATTAATGATTTGTTATCCGACAATAAAATTAAAATACATTACAAACATGTCAATTCTCATATTTTTGATTATAAAATTAATTTAAGTAAAAGTTTCCCTAACCCTAAATAGTTAGAGTTAGGGAGTGCCAATGGAGTGTAAAATCTATTGACAAAATTGTTATATCACAAGGAGTGTAAAATGTTACAGTATAAAGATATTAAAATTGTGCAAGAAGTTGTTAAAGAATATTATTATGATGAAAAGAAGAAAAAAACTATTAATTACAAAAAACCTATAGTTACTGAAAATATTTTATATCAAGATAAATATTGTTTTGATTTAGGCGAATTATATGAAATTTTAAAATTTTGTACTGAAAAATCTATAGGTACTAAAATTAAAGTATCATTCGAAACTGATATAGAATATTAATTACTTTAACCATTCAATTTCTAATTTCTGACCTTGACTACTTGTTAGGGTCAGTTTTTCTTTATCACTACCAAATACTTTACCTGCCATTTTTTGAGCCATAAATTGTTTATGCTTAACATGAATATCTAAAGCCTTAATGGTTGTCATATTGTATTCACCTTTTTTTGCTTTATCTATTGCTTCTCTAGTTAATGTTTCAACATCATCAATAGTATAATAAACTGATCGCTCTTTTGCTTTTTGGAATTGTTCGTCTAAACTAGGTTCTTTTTTACACCATGTATTCCATGTATTCCAAGTAATACCATTTTGTTTGCAAACTTTTGTTATTGGTAAACCGATTGATGTTTCCTCTAGTATTTTTTTAACTAAACTACTTCTGTACTTTCCTCTTTTTTTTTCTTCTAACTTTGTAGGTATCTTTATCGTTTCCAATTCTGAACTCATTACTTAAAACCTCTATAATTTTTTTTAATTCTTCTTCTTGTTCTTTAGTGTACTGTAAATTCTTCATCTAATTCATGAAACTCTGATTGTAATTTAAACAACGTAGCAAATTCTAAAGCTTCCTCTTCTGTATCAAAATTTGTAAACTTAACAACAATTTCTGTTTTGTTACCTTTGTTGTCTTTCACAATATATAACTTACAGTTGTAATTGTTTATATCTGCTAAATGCTTCATGTAATAAAATCTTTGTTGTATCTGCTGTTAAATAATCTTTATATTTTTTTAATTTATTATGTATTTTCAAAACATTGTTTGGTTCTAAATTTGCAAACTCACAAATTAATTTAAAATCATCTGATCCTAACCATTCGCAAGCTGTAATATAATAAAAATCGTTTTTACTTTCTTTAAAGAAAAACTTTTGCAAACTATCCATTAAACCTTGAATTAATATTGCTTTGAAAAGATTTATTTGTCTTTCCATATCCTTTACGTGATAGATTAATGCGTAGCAATATGAATTGTATATGTTTTAATCTATTTACCTAACACTTCGCAAGTGAACATGAAGTGAACATCATAAATCAAATAAGACTACTAAACGATCTAAACATTCTTGTAGTTCTTCCATACCTTTTCTTTTGTATTGTCTTGCAGGTTTATTTAATACCATAACCCACCATGCAATATTCCAAAATTTACCTAATTCTTTAACTACTGTATGAAAATAAGAGTGTGCGTCTATGTTATCAATAACAAAATCCTCTCTTACACCAACAACCATTTCAGTTAATTTAGCTGTAATTTTTTGCTGTAAACCTGCGTGATAACATATTTGTTCAAATTTTGAGCCAGCCCAAAATCTTTTATCATTTACGTTACGATCATAATTGCACAACATACCTCTTGCATGATAGTTTTCTAAAACTGATTTATAAACTTTTTCTAAATGACGATCTTCCCCGTAAAAAGCAAAACGAAAAATCTCTCCGTCAACCTTTCTAGTTAAAGTGTTATCTTCGTTTCTAATTAACTCTTGGCTTCCAAGGTCTAAAGTATTTTTATTCTTTTTTTTCCTTTTTTTACTCAATGTTTATTCCTAGATTAATTACTTGCTCTTTAGTGAGTAATTTTTTTCTATATAAATGTTGAATATCTTGAAAATTTCTTTGTGCTAGTGAAAGTATAAAAGGGGATAAATTATTTAAGTTAGCAATCCATCTTTTTGCTTTTGATTCATCATCATCTATAACAATACCAATTTCTTTAACATCTTTTTGGTATTTACCCTCAAATATTTTAATGTAATTGTTTTCGTTTAAAACCCAATTAAAATCTGCTTTCCAACCACGATCATTGTCGCCCCACAAAAAATTTATTTTTGCAATTTTAACTAAAAACTTTTCCCATTCCTCGTAGCTGTCATTAAAAAAAGTATTGAACCTTTTTGTTATTAATTGCTTTCTTGTTTGATTAAATACTTTGATTTGGGCAGAGGGAATATACTTATTCCATGTATCTATTATTATATTATAATCTATATAACTCTTACTCTTACTCTTATTAGTATTGCGATCGCTATGCGATTTAACTTCTTTTTTGTTATCCCACCTCAAATTTGCGTTTTCTGAATTTGTTTGAGAAAGCTTTTCAATATATTTCCATTCTTCAAGTTGAGCTTTATTGGTATAACCATCATCACTTTGAATAAAATATCTATCAAGCAAATATTGTGTTTTTTTTAAGTTAGGATTTTTAGAGATTTGATTAATTCTTTTTATATCATTTGGTAAAATAGTTTTTAGCTTCCAAGCATATAAAATCATTCGCCAATACTTGCCCATCTCATCATCTGATAAATCTACAGTATCAGCAACAAACTGATCTACTTTGACCCCCATTTTCCAAATTTTACCCACAGGGAATATCCTTTAAAACAACGATTGATCTACTTTTATATGGTTTTTTTGTTATATATTGTTTTTCTTTTAATTGATAAATATACCGATCTATTGCAGATAAACTAATCTTATGTTCAGAACTTATTTCTCTAAAAGATGGTGGTTTATCATGCTTTTCTGCATAATTTTTAATAAATTTTAATATTTGTAATTCTTTAAATGACAAATTTTCGTCAATTTCTATGGTTTTATCACACATTTTACAAATAACTTTCATTCAGTTTTTTTTCTATATTTCAAAATTTTCTTGATGTATAGAAAAAATTGGAATATTTAGTGAACACGGGAATATCATTGGAAAAAATGATGATTGATGTAAATGTATGTTAGTGCCAATTTTAAATAAAGAATACGAAAAAGATAAATTATTAGATTTAATCAATTCTTGTTCTCTTAACAAAAAAGAGATTGCAGACTTAACACAAAATCCGCCTGATGGTTTTGGTAAAATTAGTATTCAAACAATGTATGATTTAGAACTAAAAAAACCTAGTGATAAGCCAGATCAATTAAAACTTTTTCAATTAAAAGAAATTTTAAGAGTTATAGGCGAACATAGGAATGAAGATATATCTTTATCTCGTTTTGTTAGTGAAGAGATAAGCAAAGTTAGAGTTGTTTTAGAGTGGAATTATAAAAAAAAATCATTTGAAGCACCAGATTTAATGAAAACAAGTCCAAAAGCATTGTTTTTTCCAAATTGGATTAATCAAATTAATACTTTAAGAGCTTGTTTAACTGTTCCTGTATTAGATAATAAAACAAGTAATTGGAAAGATCATAGAGTATGTTTATTTGATGATAATAAGCAAGATTGGAACATACATAAAAAAGAAAATCTTTTGTGGAGACCATGTATTGTAAAAATTAAAGATCATCAAGATTACGCTAAAGGTAAAATACAAAAATTTTATAATGATAATGTAATATCGTTTTTACGTTACATGGGATATGTTCACAGAAAATCTACAAGCAAATCACAAGAAAAAAATTGGATTCCAACGTGGGAAGTTATGGATAAACTAGAAATAGAAAGAGTTTATCCTTTAGAAGCAGAAGAAATAGTAATTGATGATATATCTATTATTCTAGATTTAGCATAGTATTCCAATAAATCTTATTTATTCAGTTTTTTCTTGACATCATGCAAAAGTGCTAATAATTGTCATTAATTGACTAGAAATAGTCAATATTAGTAAAATTTAACATGAGGTTAAATTTAACATTAGATAAATATAATGTGTTGTTGGGGGCAATATTTCTTTTGAATTGTTGCCCTCTTTATGGAGTGTAAAATGAAAAATAAAAAACCAAACACAAAACCAAGATATGCAGAAGATATTTTAAAAGAAAAATGGGGACATTTTCCTATGCGTATATTTCACTATCAAAAACCAAAAAAAGTAAAACGTAAAACTAATATTTTATATTTAACAAATACACCAAATTATAATGCCAACAATTAAATATAAAATTAAAGATGAGGTAGTACCTAGTGTTACAACAATAACAAGTCGTTTCAAAGATAGTGGGGCTATTACAGGTTGGAGTAATAAGTTAGGTTTAAAAGGAATTACATATTACGAAGAGTTGCAAAGAACTGCTAACATTGGTTCTACCTTTCACGATCAAGTAGAAAATTACATTAACAAAAAAGATTTTGTACCATCTGATGTAGAAGAAGTACAAAATTGTTACAGTAAGTTTTTAGTATGGTGGGAAAAATATTATGGCTAATGTTGAAATAATTTGGACAGAAAAACATTTTATTTCTCGTAAGTATAAATATGGTGGAACACCAGATTTACTTGTTAAGGAAAATGGAAAGTATATCTTAATTGATTTTAAAACATCAAGTGCAATTTACGTTGACAATTTAATACAAGGGTCAGCTTACGCACACTTAATCAAAGAAAATGAAAAAATAGAAATTGATAAATTTTTTGTTGCTCGTTTTCCTAAAGATGATTCGCCTTATGAAATTAGAGAGTTTGATAAAACTGATTTAAAAAAAGGTTTTAAGTTATTTAGATTATTAAGAGATGCTTTTGATGAAGATAAACAATTAAAAAAAAGGGTAAGAAAAAATGCAGGGACTAAGAGAACAAAAAGAAAAGTTTAAAGAACTAGTGGATCATATAAGAGAGCAAGAAAAAACACTTAAAGGTGCATTATCTAAATTTCAAAAATTAAATATTACTGCACTGAAAGATAGTACAAATCCACATTTTAAAAGTAAATATGCAGACTTAACAAGTGTTATTAATGCTGTAAATTATGGTGCAGAGTTTGGTTTATCATTTTCACAATCAATAGATTATAAAAATGTACTGTTAGAAAAAGAGCAAACAAGAACAAATAAAGATAAAGACATAGTTACGCAAAAGTATCAAGACATACACAGAGATATTTTTGTTACAACCACTGTTTATCATAATGATACAGATGAAAAACTTACATGTTGCGTGCCTGTAATTGTTAACAGTGAACACAAGGACAACCCACAAAAAATGGGTTCAGCTATTACTTATGCTAAACGATATGGCTTACAATCACTGTACGGATTAGCAAGTGATGATGATGGCAATGAAGCCTCAAAAAAAACTGAAACAAAGGAGTATTCAATAGATGGATAACAAAAATTTAGTAAGTGGTATTTATCCAAAAAAACCAAAAGTAGATTTTATTAAAGCTAGTTTTGGTATTAAAAAAGCAGAATTTGTTGAGTGGTTTAAACAACAAGACAAACAAGAAGAATGGATAAATATTGACATTAAAGAGAGCAAGGGTGGAAATCTTTATGCAGAGGTAAACACATGGAAACCTAATAATGAAAAAAAAGAAGAAGATGATTTAATGGGTTTTTAATGGTTGCTAAATATAACAACAAAAATGAAAAAGGTATTAGGACAACATCTGCATTGAGGCAGAAAAGATATATTGAAAAAATAACTATTGATAAAATTAAATTTCAAGGAAAAAAAGAAAATTTTAATATATCTAATTCTCATTGGTTATCTAATGAGCAAAGAGAATTAAATGTTGATAAAAAATTATATCTTTCACAATCTGAAATTAAAAGATTGAAAGAACTTATTAGAAATATTGATTTTGTATATCCTAATGCCTTACGAAAAAATGGTTTGATGGAATGGTGTGTAAAAATATGTATATTTTATGAAATATCTTTAGATCAATTTAGATCAAAAAGAAGACATAAAAATTTAGTTCAAGCAAGAACAGATTTTTGTCATGCAGTATATAATTACACAGAATTTAATATCATGGAAATTTCAAAATTTATGAATAGACATCATACAGATGTTTTACACCATCTTAATAAAAAACAACCTAAAAATATAAAAAAAATATGTTAATTTTAATTATAGAAATTTTACAATTAATAATTTTATTTATAATTGCATTAATGTTGTGGGGTATAGGAGATAAACTTTACAAGTGAAAAATCACGTTGATGTTTACCGACAATTTTGGTGGGACGAACTTACATTATCACAAACTGAACAATGTGTTACGTGTGGTGAATGGGGTGCAGAAGTACATCATATTAGTAATCGTCAATCTGGCGGTAGTAAGTGTAAAGATTATATTGAAAATCTTATTTGTCTTTGTAGAACTTGTCACGATAAGTGTCACGAACATAAAGAATTTAATAAATTTGCAAGAATAAAAAACCTACAAAACATTACCGACAAATTATTAGACACATTAGATGAAAAATATTTGGATTTATTATGAGTGATGAAGTTTACCAATTTAAAAAAAGAAATAGATTTGAGCCTGTTGCAATGTTGAATGAAACAGTAAAATTAGGTTACGATTACGCAGACAAAAAAAGTGCTTATGAATTATTGAAAGATACTGAATCATCAATAGAAAGCGAAGTATTTGAAGAGTTAAAAAAAACAGAGAATAGTACATCTGCAAAGTCTTTAGTAAAAAAAGACCCTAAAATTAAAAATCATTATGAAGAAAAAAATAAGGCACTTAATCATTATTTAAAATCACAAATTGTTTATGAAGCTAAAAAAAAATTAGACGATCTTGAACAAACAGATGAAGTTAATAAGCGACACGAAATGAAGATGAGTAGATATCAAACATGAAAAAGAAAAATGTAACTAAACTATGGCAGGGCAAGTATGTGTCTGTTAGAGATTATGAAATACAAACTGCAATAAAAAAAGGTGGATTGGAAATAAATCATAACGATAAAATTATGCAATTAACACCAGATGAATTGCAACATTTAAAACCAAGTTCTAAAGTTTTTCAATCTAAATTTAAGGGATCTTACAGATTAGTTGATATTTTATTTAAACCATTAAATGAAGACCCTAATCAAGGGAGTTTAAATCTATGAGTAAAGAAATAGTAAAGTTAACACAAATAGATGAGGGCGGTAATAATCCTAAATCTGGTTTGTATGAAAAGCCTTTGTGGGAATTAGAATTTCAAGATGGTGAAAAAAGGATATTAGGTAAACCAAAAATGGAAGAATACATAAGCAAAGCTTACAATAATACAGTACATCATTTTAATAAAAGAGTATCTAAATTATATGACGACAGAAAAATAATACAATGGTCTATAGTTTTTATTGATTATCAAGATGTATTACTTAGCACAAAAGAATTATGCAATATGTTATATTTAGGTCATCAAAGAAAAGATGAAGAAAAATATAAAGATTTAGATGAAAAATTAGCCAAACGTGGAACACCTCAAAATGAGGCACTATTTCACCCATATAAACCTAACCCTTATCCATATCTTGCTAAAGAAAGAGAAGAATTAGATAAGTTAAGAGAGGTAGCAATGGCTAAAAATGAAGAGGAAAATCAAGATATTATTAAGGGGGAATATTAATGGATTTTTATACAGTAGAAGATTTAGCAAATAAGTTGAATATGTCTAAAAGAGCATGTAAAAGTTGGTTGGGAGAAATGAGATTAAAAAATCCCAAAGAAGAGTCTTTGCATCGTTTTGTTAGAAATAAACAAATCTTCACTACAGAAGATTTAGGAAAGGTAATGAAGCTATGCTTACGCACAAATCAAGAGGAAAATACATCTACATAAGAGGCACTTTTAAAGTTGCAACAGAGACTATTGAAATAAATTGGACGAAAACAAATTTACTTTCGTCTAAATCTTATTCTAAAAGATTTATAGAAAGATTTAAAGAAGAATGGATTGAAGAATACAAAACATTAAATAGTGGATATAGAGTTAAAAATTATGCTGATGCTACAAAAGAAATGCTTAGCGACCCGCATGAATCAGTATCATCACAAGATGAAAAAAATTTAAAAAGAACAGTTACCTATTTAGGGTCATTTAATTTAAGCAAAATTAATAATAAGCTAATAGGTCAAAAAGCATTAGAATGTTATGACAATGTAAAAAAGTATAGTAAGTTAAAATATAAATCTCTTCCAAGAGATAAACAAATTCAAATATCTTCTAAGCATGCAACAGTTAATCGTAATTTTATTACGCAAGTATCAAAAGTAATGCACTATGCACATGAAAATAAGTGGTGTGAATATATGCGTATAACAAGATTTTGGACACTATCTGGTAAAAATAGACCTAAATACACATTTACATTAGAGGAAATAAAAAATTGTTTAAATTCTGATGCTTTTTTTTACACAAAATTATTGCTTGTTTTTATGTTATATACGGGTGCAAGATTACAAGAAGCATTAAATGTGTCTTGGAATAATACAAATCTTGCAGGTAATAGACCACAAATTGATCTAGAAAAAGATCAAATTTTCTTATGGCAATCTAAACAAGATGATGAAAGAATAGTAGCAATGCACCCAAACTTAAAGTTATGGCTACAAAAAATAAATGAACGAAATGGTAATTTGTTTCCTTGGAATAGTTTACAAGACAAAAAAAATAAACCAGAGGGTTTAACTAATACTTGGAAAGAAATGTTAAATATGGCGGGAGTAGATCAAAATAAAAAAAGACATGCTGTGAGACACACTTATGCAACTTTCTTAATAAGTTACGCAAATGCAAATGATAGTGAATTGATGGATTTAGGGGGTTGGAAAAGCAGGGATATGATAAGTGTTTATGGTTCTACAGTACCAGAGCAAACAAGAAAAAAGATCAACTTGTTGCCTTAATCAGCAATGCCTATGTACAATGGCTGTACAAGATTTATTTTATGGCTAAAAACTAATGAAAAAAAAGCTATAGACAACCCGTGTCGATGCAGTTATAGGTTACTAGACGATGCAAAAATTGACCAAACCTTACATTTTTTTACATAAGTTTACATTTTCTTACAAAAAGATGTGTACAATAGCTGTACAAAATTTGTGAGGTTGGTCTATAATAAAGTAAGGGTGCATAGTTCAGTGGTAGAATGTTTCCTCGACACGGAAAAGGTCATAGGTTCAAGTCCTATTGCACCCACCATTAAGTAATATAATCTATATTTTTAATTACACCTTTAGGTATAATTTGTG